CAGATAGACTCTACCGGGAGCTCGAACGAGCTTAACAATAAGGGAAAAGCCAAATGGCTCTATCGATTGAACAAATTGACGATTTTGTAAACAGCATTCATCAGAAGTTTGCTGGCGAAGAACAGCTTGCAGCGCAGGACTTGTCCTTGCCGTTGCAAGAGTACAAGTACGCATCGCGTCTCTTCTCGGGGAATCTCAAGAAGGACACCATGAGCACGTCGCAGTGCAAGTGGAAAGTCAAAGTCAATACCAACGACAACTTCCAAACGGTTGGTCTCTACCACCGAGATTCTTCTACCCGCGTGAACACGCTGGATGAAGGCGAGTTGAAGTGGGCTTTGACCACCAACAACTACCACTACGACATTGACGAAGAAATCTTCCGAACGGGTGGTCGTCAGATTTACGACTACATCGAAGACATGGAGCGGGATTTGATTACCTCGTTCTATACCGGGATGGAAGATTTGGTGTTTGGTCCTGGTCCTACTGGTCCTACTCAGTCTCCTTTCACTGTTGCGTCTCTTCTCTGGTGGATCACATCGACCAGCGATAGCGTTTCTGAAAATAACGCTTTGGAGGGATTCAACGGCATGGAGCCAGTTGGTTGGGCGAACAATGGTGTTGGTGGAATCTCTTGTACGGATTACCCGCAATGGCGAAACCGTACGTTCCCGTACACCAGCGTTGACCGAAACGATTTTGTCGAGAAGGTCATCAAGTCGATGGACCTTTGCCACTTCATTCCGCCTGTTCAGCGACCAGACATCGTTGACCAAAAGCGGCATGACTGGGAATTGCTGACCACTCACAGCGTTCTTTCGTCCAGTCGTCGATTGCTGCAGCTCGGCAATGACAACATTGGTGACGATATGGCGGCGCACAGCGGAACGGTCTTCGTCCGCGGTGTTCCAATGACGTGGGTGCCAGCTTGGACGAACTCCTCGAGCGTCAATGCTCGAACGGACGGGATTATCCTCGGTGTGAACTGGGCGACGTTTAAGGCTTACTACGCTGCTGGTCGTCAGATGCGTAAGCGAAAGGCGTTCCAGCACCCAGAAATGAGCAACGTTCGCGTTCGCTGCATGGATGACTCGGTGCAGATGGTTTGCTTCAATCGTCGCGGTAACTTCCGTGGTTACTGCACGCAAACCGTTGAAGAATCCGCGTAAGCTAGTGCTTGCGTGATGGTTTTGTGACAGCGTGTCACAAAATCTAACGTCTTTGGCGGGCGAGACGAAAAAGTACGCCCGCCAACTTTATAATGGGACAACGCTCACCCAAAGCTGAGACAATCCCACATCTTCCTTGAAAGGGAAAACACAATGATTACTTTTGATGAATTGAGCATCGGCTACCTTCCTTCTGGCGGGAAGTTGTGGAAAGGGTTCGCTCCTCCAACTTCGTTTGGTCCTCTTGGGACGACGACGATTTCGCAGTCTGGGAATCCTTGTTTCGGGTTTTACGACAACTTTCACTCGTTTCAGGCGTCTTCTCTCGAAGGTCCATATCGGATTCTCGAAGGCACTGGTTGCACCATCGAGCAGATTGCTGACACCACGACCGAAAAAGGTTTGGTTCAGTTGGCTGTCGACGGAAACGCCGCCAACGACGAAGCTGTTTTGCAGTGGGGGAGAGGGCTTGGAGCTCCGTTCTTGCTTGCCAACCGTGACCTCGTGTTCGAGACTCGCATCAGCGTTAGTGCAATCACTGCCGCCAAGTGGTCTTGGGGCGTTGGTCTTGGCGAAGTCAGCATGGGAGCGACGGACGGATTGTTCGTTGACACCACTGGCGCGTTGGCTGACAAGAACTTTCTTGGGTTCGTTCACTTGCAAGCCGAAGGAGCCGCGGTAGACGGTGCTTACAAGGCTGATGGTCAAACGTACCAAGACGGTGCGACAAAGACGAAGCTGAACGCATTGGCGACGATGGTTGCCGATACCTACGTCAAGCTCGGCTTCCGATACCGAGCCGTTCCGAAGATGGTTGAGTGGTACGTCAACGGCGTCTTGGCTGGTACTGGTGCAGCCCCGGCTCGCTTGACCTCTTCGGAGATCGATGCAGCGACGTTCCCTGATGACGTTCTCTTGGCTCCGATCATCGGTATCAAGGACATCGCTGGCAACGCCGCTTTGAACTTGAAGGTGGATTGGATTGCTGGCGCTCAAATGCTCTAGTCAGCATTTGTTTGGCTGAGGGCTGACGCTAACAGCCCTCAGCGTTTTTGATTCATTCCATTGTGCATTGAGGTTCAGATGATTCCTCCAGTAGTCCAGCCGGGAGACGAGTTTCAGCGTATTCGTATGCCCAACGATGCTGGAGCGTCTGGTAAGTCTCTTCGTGTTGTGTCGGTTAGCGGGAACTTGGCGCAGTTCGAGTGGATCGATGGCGTGGCAATGGAGGATCTGCAATCCGCAATTGCAGCCGAGCTAGCTGACATTGATGGAGGAACACCATCGACCACATTCGAAGAAGAAATTGACGGAGGAACTCCATGAGCGTGATTCGCAAAGTACAAGTTCGACGCGGGACAGCATCGGCGTGGAGCACTGCGAATCCAGTGCTGTCGTCGGGTGAGTTTGGCTACGACGAAACGAACGGCAAGATCAAGATCGGCGACGGTGCGACTGCGTGGAACTCGCTTGCGTTTGCACACTACAAGCCGAGCGAAGTCAACGATTTGCTTCTCGACTATGCCTTGTCAGGCGAAGTAGTAGGGCTCACGATCAACACGCCAGCACCAGAAGCAAACCGCGAGTTTTCTTTCGTTCAAGACCAATTCAACCTTCCCGAGGATGGCGGTTATCAAAACATCGTACATCGATACGGTTATAACGTCGAAAGGCAAAACACGGCTGAGCCAAGTATTTTCGTTTCTACTGAAAGCAAGTACTTACTGAATAACTCCGGGCCATACGTGATGGAATGGCACATAGAGGGCCAGCACGTAGACGGAACACCGCATAGATCATTTTCAATGATCGTGCCCGTCGACAAAAACGACAAGAACGCGGGCTCAAGTGCAGGCTTCTATACGCAGACCTTCGCCAATTATGCTTTCGATGGAACCCAAAAAATTAAGTATGATTGGGTTGATAATGTCGTTACATTCACAACGGCCCAGCTACATAGATGGGGGCTAAACAACCACAATTTTCACGCACAGCTTAATGCTGCGGGAAACAGCTATGTAAATCTTCCGTACATCGACAACTTGGATAGGCTTTATGTAACCGCACCAACTTACCAGGTTACGGAAGCAACCTACGCAAAACCAGCTAGTCGCACAATTGCAACAACATCGGGAGCAGATCCGATAGTATGGCAAGTTAACGCAGGTGGTTCAGACACCGGCACTATGAGAATGTACTATGGAATTGCTTCACGCAACGGACCTGCGACAATTGAGGTATTTAACAACGGTTCAGGACAATACTCCAACTCCGAACTTGTGCTTTCCGTGGGTTTGGCTGGGGGTGACGCATGCATTAGGACTACAACTACAGGTAACGTAGGAGTTGTACAGGGGTTCGATAGGTCAGCAGGACTCTATAGGTTCGCCGACAATGTAAGTGGTTACTGGCTTGGTTCGGGGGGCCAAATACTTGATCTTAATCCATCAACAAAACACGCTAAGTTTTACGGGAACGTTGTCTCTACTCCGGCTAGTTCAATCACACTTGGCGCGAATGGAGAGCTAGCGATTGAAGCGACTAGCAACACGACGCTTACTGTCAAATATCGCGGTTCAGACGGTACGACTCGTAGCACGACATTGACACTCAGCTAGTGCGGATTGTTCACCGGCACTTGTCTTTGACAACTTGGCACAAACAACACGCTGCACCGGAGACGACCGCAATTGTCCTCGGTTGAAAATCTTTTGAAAAACCTGTTGCCTTAAATCATAGATGCCGATAGAATACCCAGGAGTGAACGACGCTCGTCGAAAGGAACTCCATGAGCAAAAAGGGTGGCAAGCGTAAGGGTGCAGGTCGAAAGCCGATGAAGGCTGCTTCGAAGCGGAAAGCGAAGAACGTTCAGTTCTCGCCGGAAGCCTACGAGTTTCTTCGATCCATCTCGAACGCTTCGAGGTTTGTAGATGAATTGGTTCTCAGTACAGCGGAGTTCGCTGCGTGGAAGAGCAGGACCAAGAAACGGAAACAATAGAGGCAAAGGCAGGTAAGTTATGAGCGACAACGAATCTAGTGGTCCAGTTTCGATTTTAGAAGGTGTTCGTGTGGCGTACCACTTTGACGAGCACGGTGACGAATGGGTTGTGAGAATCCACCATCCAGGAGGAATGACGAGCGTTTGCGGGTGCCCAGGGGAGGACGAGGCAAAGACAGTTTCTACCTGTATTGCTACTGTCGTTGCGGTCGCTGATTGCACGTTCACAGAAACGCTTGTTGGTGAAGAGCCTGGAAAGGTTGAGTGCGAAAACTTGGTTGAATACGACGCGCTGCGTGACTCTGCGAACGCTGCGATTGATGCGATCCGAAATTTGACAACTTAGAAGTGCGGCTGGTTTATCGGCGCGTGCGGGAGGGATTGGATATGTCGGAAGTGTTGCCATATCAACAACGTGTCATCGAAGAAGCAAATGAGCTACGCGATCGCACAGAAAATCTTGGTCTGTTTTTCGAGACGGAGGCTTTTCGCAATCTAGATCGTGATGAGCGTTATCGCCTTGAAGTCCAGTTTGACATCATGATGTCTTACCGAACCGTGTTGCGACAGCGCATTTTTGCGATGGGGCTCGGCGAGCATTTGAAAGCAAGTGCGGAGTAGCCATCCGCTATACAGAGTCAGGCGGGCCAGCGGAGAAATCCGCTACACCTTGCCGCGTCGTGGCCATGAGAGACGCGGACCAGCCAGCTACGGCATAAGGATTGACCCAACGATAACGCATGGTTTGTGGGAAAATAGTAGCGACATTGCGTGACAGGTCGGAGAGACGGCCAACATGGATAGGCTGGAAGGTCAGTCGGTGGAGGAATCACGATGCGTCGCTCCTTAAATTTCCATCGTTAAGCAGGTTCGATCCCTGTCCTATCCACTTAACAAGCAAGATCGGCTTAACCAGCCTTACCGAGCGATGCGGGAAAAGGGCGTAAGTGCTCCATCGAAAGGGAAACCGAAAGTGGCTGTGGTGGCTGCTAGTAGGTAAGCGAAGTCCCCAACGCAGGATGGCTTTGACTGCGATTTACGTCCGGTGGTGACGCAGAAGCGTTGTTCGTGTTCGGGCTGACCTCCCGATAAGGCCTAGGCCGAGTCAAGCACGGGCGAATGAGGGTCGTTCCCTCGCCGGACGCCTTAACAATTCGATGCACCACAAGTGCCGGTTTAGCAGCCGCAAGGGGAGAGTTGATGGGAAGCAATATCTTGGCTTCGATTGCAGCAGTAGGAGTATGCCTGCTTTGCTTGTTCGGTGTTTTTTCTATTGTCGACATGGCGTCGGCATCAAAAATCACAGTCGGATCTGGAGTAGTGATTGACAAGGTATATTCACCTGCTTCTAGCGGAACAGGGGTTGGATTTCCGGTTGGCGGAAAGTCCACAAGTCCAGTGGTTATGACAACCTACTCAGAAGAAGAGTGGGTTCTGATAGTAAAGGTAGGGGGAGAGACATTTTCCGAGAAAGTAGACGCGGCAACGTGGGGGACTGCGGAAAAAGGCGGATCTTTGGAAGTTTACCGAAAGCAAGGAATGCTTGGAAGTTACGGTCTTACTGTGAAGAGACGCTAGAAGTGCGGCCTAGATAGCGGCAAGTGGGAGTGATGCAAAAATGCCAAGCCTAAACTGCAAGCACTGCGGCAGCATTCATCCGAAGTGTCCTAGCGAAGAGAAGTGGGAGCATCAGTGCTACCAAAGCGGAACGATGGTTGTTACCGACGTGAATAACTGCAGCGCACCTTGGCTGTATGTATACGGTCCAGCAAATCAAGACGAAGCGTTGTATGTTCGCGACCGAATGCAGTGTTGCAAGCAATTACGGGAATTCTTGATGGGCGGAGAACGTCCCGCATGGCTAGATGATTTGCGTCGAGTCAGTGAGGAACACGCAGAGGACCTAGATGGTACGCAGGTAACCGCCCGTGGTCCGATGTACGATGCTAACCCACCAAGACTGCAATGGATGCCAGATCAGTCTCCGGAAGCGAAAAACGCACGGGCACGATTGATGGACAGGCTGTTCTTGAAAAAAGGACAAGATGAAATTGACTGAGTTCAAAATGCCTTTGCTGTCTAGGCACATGCCAGACGGGTTTCCTAAGTTTGTCCTGCTTCCTATCGAGTCGGAGCCGCGAGCGTTGAAGAACCACGGAGGGCAAGACTTCAAGACATTAGCGAGTCGCGGAGGCTTAGGACCGGATGAAGCTGTTGCAATCATGGAAGATCGCCGATGGCAGCATATGAACGTCATCGAATTGGTCGATGCGTTTCGAAAGTACCATTGGATTTAGAATCGCGGCAAAGTCCGCAATGGGGAGTGATCGTGGTTCAAATTGCAGTCACAGTTTGCGACGTAGAGTCGATTATTCAAGTTGGGGGAGATGCAGAACGTCGCACTGCAATCATTACGTTGAGAGACGAACAGATACCGCCAATTCTTCGAGAGTATCTGTCCAAGAAGTCGGAAGTCGGCGAATGGAACGAGACAAACAAGATTCCAAAATGGTTTTACCAGACGGTTTCGTTTTCTATGGTAGAAGCAAGTGCGGCCCCAACCGCCGCATCGGATGAAGAATGAGCAAAGCAAAGTTTGGAATCATCGAGATGCAAGAGTTTGCCGAGCAATCGGACGACGAACGCATCAAAAGAATGTGGTCGAAAATTTGCGATTACCGAAGACGCATTGCGATATGGACGGAGTGGTTAGCGAAGAACCAAAAAGCTATCTCGGACAATCCCAAGATGGTTCTGTTGCTTAGCGAAGTTGCAATGAGTCCAGTCGATATTGAGAACGACGGCGAATGCTGCATGAGGATTCCTACTCGCGTGCTTCAAGAAATTCGCGGCATGGTGATTAGCGAAGAAGACAGCGTAATTGTTACCGAATCCGGTCAGATTGTGCTCCCAACGAAAGCATCGGAGGGCAAGTAAATGCACACGCCGGGACCGTGGAGACTTGTTGATGGCAAGAGTGAAGTCATTGCTGGCGATTGTTACCATGTTGCTTTCGTGAAGGCGTGGTTTCCGGAACACACAAAACAACAGGAAGCGAACGCACGATTGATTGCAGCGGCTCCAGAGATGCTAGACGTTCTCAAGCTGGCTCGCGTAATGTTTGATGCGATGATCGCGGCATCGAAGGGCAATATGCACGACCATTGCATATCCACAGCACGCAGAATTGACGAAGTGATCCAGAAGGTAACTGTAACTGATGCGGACCAAACGTCCGCAATTGGAGGTAGAGCATGAGCGACACGCCAATGATCGCAGCTCTGTTCGTAGAGCCAGACGGGGTTTATTCTGACGTTGAAGGTGTCGATCTTTGGGATGAGGCGCGAGACGCCAGGCTATACCGTGGTCCGTATAAGGTTATTGCTCATCCGCCCTGCCAGAGATGGGGTAAGTTCTGGCATGGATCGACAGCCAAGCCGCATCAGTTTCGATTGGGAGAAGATGGAGGATGCTTTGCCTCGGCATTGACTTCCGTTCGCAATTATGGAGGAGTTTTGGAGCATCCGGCACATTCAAAGGCTTGGCAATTCTTTGGGTTGTCGATTCCTCCAGTCCGTGGCGGCTGGGTTCCGGCTGATTCGTTCGGTGGCATGACTTGCCATATCGAGCAAGGGCATTACGGGCACATGAGCCGGAAAGCGACGTGGCTGTATGCAGTCGGTGTGGAGCTAAAACCGCTTCGATGGGGCGAGTGTGAGCAAAGATTGCATCCGGTAGCGTTAGAGCGTTACGGATACGAAAAAGCCCGCCGCATCGGCATGATGGCGATGATAGGCGGAAAGAACAAAACGAAGATCAGGAACGTAACTCCTCCAGAGTTTCGGGACGTTCTTCTGTCTATGGTCAGGTGAACCATAGCGGCTCAGGTATACGCAAGGATTAACCAGGTGCACCGAAGTGTGCCGCAATTGGAAGAGTTATCGTGCGAATCATCAGAGCAAAGACTAAGCGAATCGACGGATTGGATGGATCGTTGTTGTGTATAGAGTATGACAACATGAGAGAACCGTATCGCGAAGGCGTTCGGATCGGGATTGAGCACGATGGAATAACAGTCTCGGCGTTACTGGATGTAAAAGACGTTCGCGGTCTAGTGAACGCGTTGGACCCATTCTGCAACACGAAGCCGGAAGCAAAGACAGAGCGGGAGCTAAGGACATACAACCTGCTGTTTGATGTGCGAGAACGGCTTGGAAAGTTGCGGGATCGCAAGTCAATCCGCGAGCAAAACGATGAGGAAGAGATTGACGCAATAGGCGGGATGGTCAACCATGCCATCGGATTGCTGATTGGAACGTCACGATAACGTGGAGTTATGGCAATTTAGTAGTGCGGCTGTTGAACCGGCATGTTCCCGGCGTCAGGAAAAAGGTAGAGCGATGAGCACGCCAGCAATAAAAACGCGAGTTACGGAAGAAAACGAAAGATGGTGGGTCGAGTTCACTGTGGACGGCTGGTACACGTACACACCCATCGAAGCTCTCTCGAAAGAGAACGGCGAGAGGATTGCGCCGCAGATACGCAACTTGATCGAGGCGGTGTATCGCAAAGCGTATCGAGATGGTTTCGGTGCGTGTCAAAGATCAATCAAAGACGCCTTGGGGATCAAGTAAAGCGATGAGTAACTTTAATTGCGAACGCTGCGGTGCCTTATGCTGCGACTCCGAGCGTGGCTATGTGACTGGATGCGAACACTATCCGCCGGACATCGTGCGTCGCAGAATAGTACAAGCAAACCTTTGCCTGCGTTTCTACCGATCAGCAGGTTGGACTCGGGAAGACGTTCGTAAGTTGCTACGTGATGACAAGAGGCTTGCTCGGGTCATGCCTCGTTACTTCGACGAACGAGATAAGGGTGGCCAAGGCAGCTTCGAGCTGGATGATGGACTGCCTCACGATGATTGCGAGTACTTCGCCGTGTACGGGGCTTGCGAGCCGTTTGACGAAACAAAGTTAGCGAAACACGAAATAGTATGAAACAAACAGACACAAACACGCTAATCAAAGCCCTCCGCATCCTTGCCAACGACATTCATTGCGAGGACGGTGTTGCAACGTCGGTGATTCGTGAAGCTGCGGATCGGATTGAGACGCTGGATAAGCTGGCGACCGATACGGTCAGGGCGTCGCGGCTAGAAAGTAACTTTCCCGTCCCATGCTTGCTGATGCACGAAGAGTCATCGCATAATCTTCGCGAAGCCTTAAACAGGCTCGGCGATCAATTACGAGAGTGGGAATCGGGCGAGGCAAAAGACCGAAATGGATCGGTCGATTACGGCAGCAACGCCGGTATTCGTTGTGACTCAGACGATGGACCGTGCGCTTGTGGAGCATGGCATTAAGTCCGACGTATTGTTATCGAGGCAGCAAGTGCCGGTTAGTTAGCCGCATCAGTAAGGACTCAAAGATGGCATGGACGAAAGAAACCCTCAAGCGAATCGGTAAGAAAAAGCAGCCAATTGATGAGCGATTTGCTGATTTGTTACGAAAGGTAGCAAGCGGGGAGATGTCGCAAGATGACGCATGGTCAACATGGCTGGAGATTAAGGACCGTGACTGCCCTGCGTGCGATGGGTATGGTGGGATTGCATTCGTTGGGTCTACAGGTCCAGGTATACCGTGCGGTCGATGTAAAGGAACAGGTAACAAGTGCCGGTAGTTCGTCCGCAAGTGCAGAGGGGAAAATGAGCAGATTGATTGAAAGCCTGAATGAGCAGCAAGCGTTGAACAAATGTGCAGACGGGTACGAAGTGTATTGGACAGAAAACAACACGTACCTAACCGCGTCGCACCTTCGCGAGATTGCAGACGAACTCGATCGGCGAAACAAGCGTTTGCATGAGCAGGTCATGCAGGATGTTGGGATGCCGATCCCAGATACTGTTTGCACAGATTTTCAACCAGACTGGACAATGCCTTTGAGCGAGTACGCAAGAGTCCAGAAGGAATCGATGCCGCAGATCAAGCCGCTAGTGTGGGAACTGTGCGGTCTTGAAGGATCGATGGACGCTCACGCTTCGATTGGTGTTTTTTCGGTTTGGAAGCCAAGGTTCGCGCAGCATTGGGTGGCACAGTGTAACGGTATTTTGATCAAGAAGGCTGAATCGGAAGGCGAAGCCAAAGCAGCTTGCGAAGCCGAATACGAGCGACGGGTCAGGGAGTGCTTGGAACTTTGACAACTTGTCACAAAACGGCGACGAACAATTGCGGTCATGATGACGGCATGTCTACTTGGTCGCTCCCAGAAACGCCTCAAACGACTTCGGAACCTCTACGTTATGCAGCTCGCGTAACAGCAAGTCGTTCGCAATGTAATGTTCTTGGGCTACATCCGCCTCGGCGCTCTTCCCCCAGCGGCAGACGGCAGATGCGAGCCCTTCCCGATGCTGGTTCAGGTAGGTCGCCGCAGTCTTTCGCAGGTGCCTCGGTTGAAAGACAAGCTCGGGGTTCTTAGGCTTCACTCCAGCGGCCTCCATCCAACCGTACCACGTCTCAAAAAATCGCTCTTGGTTTCTCGGTGACGGGAATAGCTGGCTCGATTCCGATTCCTTCGCAAGCTCCATAACATCCAGAGCGGCGCGAGTGTACTTGGTCAACGGTACGGTGATCGGGCGAGGCTTCTTCTTTCGCGTCTTAGGGGGGACGTAGGAAAGCCACCCAAACTCGCTGGTTTCGTTTGAATCGAGATCCGGCGATTCCTTTTCCTTGGTGACGGATTGCCATGTCAGCGGTGATTTCGATGACTCGTAGGCTAGCAACTCTTGCGTTCGAAACCCGTAGGTCCGATACATGATGATCGCGCATCGCCACCAGTCGGAAGCTGGTACTGGACCGTTCGGCCATCTAAGCGAGTCGGCTACATCGAATAACGCATCAATCTGTTCATTTCGAAGATAGAGTTTGTGCGTTCCAAGGTTGTCGACAAGTGACTTGAGCTTTGGGCGATGCTGGATGATGTTATTGTCTTCGGCAAGAATCAGTATGCGTCTGATGGTTGCCAAGTGCTTGTTTGCAGTGCGTGGTGATAATCCTGAATCAAGTAACGCTCTTCGCCACGCCTCCATCTTCTGGCGGTCGACTTTGTTAATTCGGCATCCCTTCTTTTCGGTGAAGTGCGATTCCCATCGGCGCAGATGGAGCCCCATTTCCGCGTTGTGCTTTCTCGAATTGACGCTCTTCGATTCTTCAAGTCCGTATTGTGTCCAGACTTCTCGTAAGGTTTGCTTTTGCTTTGGCATGTGATTCTCCTAGATGATTGGCGTTACACTCTCTAATCAATGCTAATTGCGGATTCTTTAAGTGCAACGAGTTGTTCCGAAAATCCTTTTTAGCGTTTGGGTTGTGAGTGCGGTACAATGCGGTTTCTATTTAGGAATGCAGACAAAGGAGCAAGTGATGCGAGAAATTACATGGGTTCGATTGATTGACAGAGGAGCCAGGGTGAATCCGACGTTCAAGTGGGGAGCACTTCAGGCGATGTTTGACTACCTTGGTGAGTATTGGGCAATCCGCGGAAAGCAGCTCACAGTCCCCAATGCGAGAGTAAAGTTCATTTGCTCGGCTTCCGTTGGAGGTCCTGGATGGGCTGCGTGGGCGAATCGCTCGAGATTGGAGATTCGCATTTCTCCGGTGTTCAATTTTGGAGGCAGTATGCTGACATGCGTTACTGCGATGGTTCACGAATTCATGCACTTAGCTGGCGGAAATCATCATTCTTCGGTGCAAAGTGACATCATGTCTCCTGCGTTGGAGCCTGGGGAGCAGATTACCCAGCGAGATGCTCAGTACATGACGGCGTACGATTGGCGGGGTGCTCGTCGACCATGGAATGAGCCGCTTTATTTTCGTCAGAAGTTTACGACAACCATGGAATTGCAGAGTTATGAGCCTGTTTTGTTGGAATTTCCTGGCGCGTGCATTCGTGATAGAACGTGGCAGGAGTGGTACAATGGAATCGGTTCGGTGGTGTCGAAGGTCGTCGATTAGGCGATTTTTGACAGCCTGTCACAAAATTCCGGAGTCGAAAAATGGCTAAAACGATTGAGCTAAGTGCGTACCCAAACACGTCGTTAGCCTATGCTGTTAGCCGAGGCGGTACTGGGACTCCAGCGGCTAGCTACGCAATGACGCCTATCGGTGGAAGCGGATCCTGGGAGTACAGAATCACGGTCAATGAGAGTTTGGTTGGCGAATGGTCCTTTCGCTGCGGAGATGCTCAGGGTAACAGCGGCATGCGCTCTGTCGAGTTGTTTGCGGCTGTCGACAATTACCCTCTTAGCAAGGCTGGCGGTAGCCAAGTCAATGTGAGCGTTGAAGGCAACAACATAACGGTGCAATAGTATGTCGCGTACGATTCGTCAGGTTTTCAAAGTCAACGGCGTGCCTACTGATGTTGTTTCGGCGGTTCTGTCTGATCCTACAGGCACGTATGGCGTTAAGAGAACGGACACTAACGAGGTTGTTGTTGCAGATGGAACGGCAATGCTCCGCGTTGATGTTGGAACGTATGAGTACCAGTTCGATGACGTGGTAGGCGTCCCGTACACGGCGTTCGTGGAGTTTCTTTACGGAAGTTCGACGTATTTCTTCGAGTCGGACTTTGATGCTCGCGCTGATGTGTTCATTGGTAGCCGCATGGCTATCAGCTACTTGAATCTCAAGGAACGTGTTGGGCATTACTTATTTGGGATCCGAAGCGACTTTTCGGCGGATCAGGTTTCTGACATCGAAGATTGCATTCAGGATGGACTGCAGCGTGTGTACGCTTCGCATGACTGGTCATTCTTCCGTCCGGTGGTTGATGTGTCTACAACGGCGCCGTACGTCACTGGAACGGTTACTGTCTCTGCTGGTGTCGTTACTCTGACTGGCGGATCCTTCCCAAGCTGGGCAGAAGATGGCATTTTTAAGGTGAACGGGAACTACTACTCGGTGGCGAGCCGGGACGGAAATACCCAGATTACGCTTGATAACGGGTCGGTGAACGTCGCTTCGGCTTCGAACTACCAGCTAGCCCGTCCTGAGATCCCAATGCCTGTTGAGTTCGAGGCGATTGCGAATGACAGTGATTTGACGTATTACCCAAGCGATAGTGCGTTCTATCCCCCGGTGAAGCAGCGAGGCGATCAGGCTATTCGGAAGTTCGAGCAGAACAATCCCGAGTTCGGTCGTCCTGTCTTTTACTCGGTTCGCACTGATATGTTCGATCCAACGGTAGGCAGTCGAAAGGTCTTGGCGTTTTACCCAACTCCAGACGAAGAGTACACCATGCGGGTGCCGATGCTCCTGCGTCCTGTCATGCTAGATAGCGTGAATCAGTACCCAATTGGAGCTGAGGTCTTGTCTCAGGTCATCCTGGAAGCGTGTTTGGCTAGCGCCGAGCACAATTTCGAGGAAAGGGAGCATGTTCACGAAAAACGTTTCCTGGAGATGATTGCATTGGCTATTCGCAACGATTTGGAGAGAAGCTCGCCAACTTCATTGGGTCCAGACGCTCCAAAGGGCGAACGTGGTAAATTCAGCGTTTTCGATTATGATTATCGGTTGCGAGAGCAGCGTATCGGAAGATTAACTTTGAACGGGAACGGATTATGACAAACGCTCATTACATTACATCAATCGAATCTGTTGTCGTTTCTACTAGCGAAGTTAGCAGCAAGGCTGTTCCTTATGCTGATTTTGAGCGTGGAATGGTTCACGTTCCTTCTGGTTCCAGCATTACGACTCTGACATGGCATGTGTCCACTAAAGAGAGAGGGACGTACCTTCCTGCTTACAATTCGGCTGGTGCAGTTACTCAGACGGTTGCTGCTGGTCGATCTTATCCGATTCCTTCCGATCTTCAGGGAGCTGCTTGGTTGAAGATGACCGGAAATGCTTCTGGTTCTGTTGGCGTTACTTTGAAAGACTGATCTATTTTTGAAGGGATTGACTATGAGTCACCGTATTTTGCATGATTTGCTTGAGGCTTTTTCGGAAGAGGGACCAGGGTCCGTACGGCTGACTGCAAGCTCTTCTGGCGTTCGTATTCCTGACGAAAGATTCATTCAGGTTGTCACTCCGACTTGGGGAGCCGCGGACAACATTTTGATTCTTCCAACTCCTGTTCCTGGCAAGATCGTCATCATTGCCGGCGCTGCGACTGGTGGTGAGTTGCGCTCAAGTGCTCCTGCGACTATTGCAATCAATGGTGGAACTGGCGCAAGTGCTGAGTCTGCTGTTGCCGCCAATCAGATGGTGGTGGCGATTGCGGAGTCAGCTACCAGTTGGAAAGCGTTCACGATTGCTGGCAACGGAACTGTCGCTGGTCTCGAAGCTGCTGCGTAAGAAATTGAATGCCGACAAAAGAGATTGTTTTTCCGTCAGGAATCAGCAGAAGATTCTCCTTTCGGCAGCAAGCTGGCAGGAGAGATCGGTATTTTGCTCCGTACTCCATGAATGTGAGGATGGAAGACTTCACTGGTCGGCTTCGTGGCGGTTCTTGGGCTCCTGCCGCGGCTGCAGTGGTCCCGAGTACGCAAAGCCAATACTTCGTTGACGACACTGGCGATAATGTTGTAGACGAAGATGGAAATCAAATAGTACTGATCGAGAACGTCTCTGTTGTTCACAGCGGAGGTGTTCAGTATGCGAACGTTGGTTCTGGAGCTCCTCCGTACAACGAAGCTCAGTGCATCTATCGAGACAGAATGGTCTGTCCTGCTGGCAGAGCTATCTATGCTAGCAGGGTAGGCAATTACGCGGATTGGTCGCTCAGTGCTGATGTCAGCGATGTGATGCGTCCATTTGCGATGCAGCTTGCTGAGGCTGGCGAGTTGGGGTCGGACGTTGTTGCGTTGATTCCTCACAAGGATGCGTACATGCTAGCCTTCACCAGTGACTCGGTTTGGGTTATCCAAGGCGATCCTGCTGATGGCGGCGCGATGCGAAACATATCTCGAGATGTTGGCATTGTTGGTCCGAAGGCGTGGTGTCGGGATCATCTTGATCGATATTACTTCCTGTCGTCGCATGGTCTGTACACGATCGGAGCGAGCGGAGACGGTTTGCAAGCGATATCAGAAGATGTGATTCCGGAAGAGTTGACGGGAGTCACCGATGACGAAACGGTGCTAGAGTACGACCATGAGACTCGTGGGGTGTATGTGCATATCCCTGACGAAGTTTCTTGGCTATTCGATACTGAGCGGCAAGGGTTTTGGCCGTTTAAGGTCGGGTACTCTGGTTCGCATATAGCGATTGGTCCGTTTCTGATGGGAGACGGGAACACGTTCGGAAGGCTGATTCAGTTGCATGGAATCCTAGCCAATGGCGGTGTAAACGTGATTTGGCGAGTTTTGGTTGCTGACACGGCTGAACAGGTGTGCGTCAATGCTAAGGCGGCGATAGAGGCTCTGATGGAAGAAGAGGAGCCTTTGAACATTCACAGCATGGGCGTATGGATTTCTGGTGTGAACCATCGGTGTTATCCTAGGGCTCGCGGAAAGTACATGATTCTTTTGCTGTCTGCATTGAGCGGTGATTGGGCTTGGGAGGGTGCGAGTGCAGTAATTCAACCCAGTGGAGCTTGGCGATAATGAGCGACGTGAGTTTTTCCGATTTCGTTTCAGGTCTTTCGCTGGATACCCTGTCTGGTCCGGAAAAGATCCCGTTGGTTGATGGTTCTGACTCGAAGCATATTACTGCCACGGCACTTGCTGCGTTTGTGGTGGACCAGTTGCATCAGGCGTCTGTCATCACGACGGTTAGCGATTCCGATGAAATCAACGTCTTTCAGTCTGACGTGGAGAAGATCCTTACTGCGGACAATTTTTTCAATTGGATCGTTGATAAGCTGGAAGCGATCACTACGGCGAGTTCGATTGCGAGCGGCGACAAGCTGGTTTTCAACGACAGTGGAACACTCAAGCAAATCGACATCGACAACGTGAAAACGTTTCTTGATTCGTCGGCTGTTTCGCTTGGCTCTCAGATTTCTTCGCTTGCAGTGGCAACGCTGACCGATAGCGATGCGTACGTTGTTGCGCAGGGCTCTACAGCACTCAAGACGACGTTTGCGGCGATTGCTGCTAGGGTTCATTCGCAGTTCTTGGCGTACACAAGTGCTCTGCCTGCTGTTGGTACTTTGGCTGATGCTGACGTGTTCTATGTGAGTGACAATGGAGTCGCTAGCAAGGTCGCTGCATCGACGATTGCCACGTATGTTCAGGGCAAGGTGGGTGTCGATATCGTCTCAACGGCTTGGGATACATACTCGGCTCTTGGAGCTGCAGCCAATGCGACGGACGTGTTCTTGCTGGAGAGAAGCGGAACAGGAAGAACGGCTACCGGAGCGAATTTGGCTTCGTACATCATTGGTACGCAAGACAGTGCTTCCGATGCTGTTGCTGTTGCTGCTGGTGACGATTTCTTGATTTTTCGTTCTGGCGTTCAATACAAGCTCGATGTTGGATTGTTGTCTACCCATGTGCTTGCGTCTGGTTGGTCTGCGAGCAGCGGAAGTCCAGTTGTTACCGCCGACAAGATTCTGATTGGAAGGGGTGGGACCACCTATTCTGTTACGGTCGATCAGCTTTCGACGTTTGTTTTGAACGGAGTTCAGAGCACTGTTTTGAATCTGACGGGGCTAAGCTCGGCTACTCTTGCGTCTGGATCGTTGTTTCTTGTTGGCGATGGGTCAACTCCTCGTAAGGCTACGCTGACCGAGCTCGAGACGAAACTTTGGGCAGACTTCCAAACGTACGTCTCGGGATTGACTGCACTGACGACGCTTGAAGACGCGGATGTGTTCTACGTGATTGAGGGAAGTACCCCGAAGAAAATCACCGGTGCGAACATCGCGTCCTATGTCGAAACAGAGATGTGGGACAAGCTGGATGCGTCTCCCGCGGTTCAGGCTGGTGATGATCTTTGGATGCGTCGAAGTTCGACTAGCTACAAGCTGGATGTGGGAGCTCTTGCGACATACGTTAGCACGGTTGTTGCTGGAGCGATTAGCATTGGTGCGTTGTCTACCGCTACGCTTTCCGATGCTGACCTGCTTATGGTTGACGATGGAGGGACTAACAAAAAGGTCACTCTTTCGGATTTTCGTACGCATCTTTGGTCGGCGTTTGCGACTTACGTTTCCGCTTTGACTGCTGCAACGTCGGCAGTGGATGCAGACACGATTTACATTCTCAATTCTGGCTCTCCGCTTCGCCTGACTATTGGAGAATTGTGGGACACTAGGTTCCTTGCTGACGCTAAGGCGATCAAGCTGGATGACTTTACGGCGCCAGATGACAACACGGACCTTGACGCTACCACGTCTCGGCACGGATTGCTTCCAAAGCTGAGCAACAACGCAAGGCAGTTTATCAATGGCGTAGGTGCTTGGGCTCCGTATGCGAGCCTTACGTCTGCTGCTGTTGCTGCTGCTGGATCGTTGTACACGGATGCCGCATTGCTTGGAGCATCGAATACGCAGTTCATCACTTCGGACAATGCGGCGAAGGGTGTCATGTTGCCTACGTGTGCAGCCGGAGACATTTTCGAGATCATCAACAACAGTGCGATTGCAGCGAAGTTGTACCCGCCGACAGGTGGTACTCTGAACGGTCTTGGAGTAAACGCTGCTGTTGTGATTCCTGCTAGCAAGGGTGTCCGGTGTTTCTGTTCGGCTGCAAACACTCTGACGGTGTTTGATATGAATGCGAGAGCTGCGGCCGCGTAAGGAAAGTAGGTAAGCCATGTCGTCGATACCATCAGTACCAGAGCAAAACCCGTCGCAGAGCGAATTGTGGCTTCCGCGAGTCACGAATCCGTTTTTGGATCTGTGGTTCACCTCGCAGACTGTCACGGATGTTCCAGAGAGCATCATGGGGTGGCTGGTTGCTCAGGGGTACGAAGTTACTGGTATTCGGCAAGACTCGACGACGAGGCCGCCGACGAACTACTTCTCGCTTCGTCGCAACGGGATGCAGCCTGTTCAGGTTTTGCTGAGTCTTTGCAACAACTACACGATCGCGGCGAACGAAGCCAGAACAGCGAATCAGGTTCGATACAACCAGATTCTCGCCAACTGGACGCAGATGATCGACAGTTCGCACGTTCAGTTTGATGCGCAAACGTCGCAGCAAAACGCACAGGCTGGCGTGTACTTGGCGGATCTTGATGAGTACATGAGCGAGATTGACGACTTGATTAGCGATAATCAGGCTCAGATCGTCATTGATGCGGAAGAAGCCAAGGCAGCCATCGACGATTTCGATAGTCGATTGTCCGATCTCGAGACGAATGCTCAGAACAGTGCAAACGTGATTGTTGGCATGTTTGATCAGCAAGACACTGACTTGCAGACGTTCATAACCGACTACACTGCCAAGCTAGCTGAATTGGATGCGAATTACGCGGCTCATCTAGGGAGAGTCTTGGCTGATATTTCGTCTCTTGGAGGTGTCCTTTCCGGTCACGTTGCGGACTATAACCAGCAGTTCTTGATCCTGGCGAACAATTACTCGGCACATGCGGCGACGATTGATAACTTGCTGGATACGGCATCGAACAACGTTTCAGCGTACGTTGCCGACGTGAATGCGATTCTGTCTGCGCTGGAGGCAGATTACTTCTCGATTGAGAACGATATGGATGCGTTCAGGACGCAGGCAGGAAGTCTGGTCAGTCAATTCGCGGTTGATTATCAAGACATCCTCGATTTGCTTGTCAGTGATTACAACATTCACGCAAGCGCGACGCTTGGGTATCTAAATGGCCTCGGTGCAACAGAACTGGCTCGAATTAACGAGCAGTTTGCTGCGAATCTGTCGGCTCAGTTGCAACAGTTGACTAGCAGAGGTCTTTATTCGTCTGCGATTGCGTTGGATATCACGGCAAGGAATCATCGGGATCGAGATGAGCAGATTCAGTTGCTCAATGACCGTTTGAACCGAGAGAAGTTGGATAACGAGCACAGGATTTACGATCAGCGTGCTGCAATGAGAGCTAGGACGCTTGATGGCACAAGCCAATTGCACGCGGTTCGGCAGGAAGTGTTGCGATACCAAGCCTCGTTGGTGACGGGCACATTCTCGTTGTTGCAAGAGGCTCGAAATAGGATCTTGGCTGGAAAGCAGGCTATCTTTGCTGCGAAAGATGCGAATGCTCGATTGGGGCTAGATGTCGAATCGCAGTTGTACGCTCGCTTGCAGGACGTTCGGCAACGTACCGCGGATTCGCTGGATCGAATCTACCAATTGAGAGACTTGTTTGCGAAGTGGGATAATACTGAGACGAACAGGTATTACGAGCAACTCCAGCAGATTGAGGCTCAGCACATTGCCGCAATCAATCAGCAGCATGGATCCAAGCAAGAGATTACTCGCGGGCAGATGTCGCAGCGAGATACTCTGTTGCAGCAGTTGCAGGCGGCGTTGAATGGCTTGATCGGTGGCAAGGAACGGTATGCAGCTTTGCTGATGCAAAACGCGAACATTCTTGCGGATCATCGTCAGAAGGCGATTGTTCAGAAGATGAACGTTGCTGTTCAGCGTCTCGATGGATGGAAGACGGTAGCCGATCAGAACCGAGCGTTGATGGCGTACCAGTTGGACGAGAGAAACAAGCTGCTTGTTGGGCTGTACTCGTTCGTTGAGAGACGGGATGATATTTCACCTGAGTGGGCAGAGATGTCGAAGATGGTCAGCGCGCTTGGGGATAGTTCTGGAGGATGGCTCGCCCCCAATTAGTCCTGCTTATTCTTCTTGGTTTTTCTAGGAGGAGGAGAGAAATAGTGTTCGCTAGAAAATATCTTCTCCGGTTCCCATCCTTTATTGATGCGACTTGCCAGAGTTGCGTGCGTAATTCCAAGTCGTCTTGCCCATTCTCGCAAACAAAGAGTTTCGCCATTGAACGTCAACATGCGTGCTTTGCGAGTGTTTTGGCTTTGCTCGAGCTTTGTCGCCCATCGGCAGTTTTCGGGAAAGTATCCGAGGTCGTTATTGATTCGATCTACTGTGGCTTCTGGAAATGGTTTTGGTCCTATGTCTTCAAAAAAAGCGTTGAAGCTGTTAGCCCATTTTTCGCAAATCGTGATTCCTCTTTCGGCGTACAGGTGCTTGTCTTTGTAGTCTGGGTCGCATCGTCTTTTCATTTCCTTCCAGGAAGTGTACTCGGAAGTTTCGCATCTACCTCCTGCTCGGGCTCTGTGGCATCCGCAAGACTTTATGCTTCCTTTTCGAAATGCTGCCCTGTCAACGACGGTTGTGTTTCCGCACTCGCACCTGCAAAGCCAACGAGAGTCTCCGCCTTTAGATTTGCCAGCGAACTCGATGACCGTCAGCTTGAAGTAAGTGTTTCCGACTTCATTTGTGCGATGCTTGCTGCAGCCGCACGATTTGGTAGACCCAGATCGTACAGCACGACCGTTCAGTATTTTTTCAGTTCCGCATACGCATCGAAATGTCCAGTATGCTCCTGCTTGGCTTCCGAGGTTTGTGCCGGCATAGCTAATTGCGGTCAGGTCGTGAAATTGCTGTCCAGAGATGTCTTTGACGCGGGGACGAGCTGCTGTAGAATCGTTTTTAGCCATTTGAGCCTCCTTCTTAGGTCCATGGTGGTTAGGGCCGTTTGGAAGTACCATGTTCCAAACGGCTCGCTTTATTTGAGCATGTAGTTAGGGTGGGTGCAACTTGTGACAGCCTGTCAGCACTTTTAGGATTTGATTAAATGTTCCGAAAGCGGCGGCGACCAACACCAAATTTCAAGATTCCGCCTCCGGTTAATCCGGTTGATGGTGGGTTTGCATCGCTTGGCATCCAACGTATCTTGCCGTACTGCGCGATGATGCAGATAGCGGCAGATGACGAATACGATGACTATGTTATTTGCAGGGGATTTGACACAAGGATTCTTCGTTTTGTCGATTACGAATCTGGAGACAGGAATAAACCTGGAATATCGGTTGCTAAGCCATTTGGGTGCAGAACTGCAGGCAAATATAGCATAGGTGAGGTGTATCCTGCTTTCTTGCCAATCCAGGGCACTGCTGTTTACACTCCTCCTTCGCCTTCGTCAGTGAATTGGAGGGTTGGTCAGAACCCAGGCGTTGTGGATGGAGACTCGAATGCTGGTCATCCAATTGACCTTTCTTCCTCTATTGAATTGTTGTTTGACCATAACGGCGTGGCTGTAAATTGGATATTCATTCACGCTGGTTCTGAAGGGCTTTTTCGTTTTCACTCGTTCGAAGATTGGGATGAAGGCACTGCGGAAGCTATCGTCAAAGAAATGGACGGAAGTTTTGTTGCGAATGAAACCATATACGATCCTGATCGGATTTTCGAAGGTATGCTTGCTGGCACAAAAGGTTTGGTTTATTACCAAGGTGGTAAGTACTACATAATTCAAGCAAAATGCGACCCTGACGAAATACCAGCAATGTAGAGGCAGTTATGACATGGTGGAATTGTTGCTGCGGCGGTTGTTGCAGGTTGCCTGATCCGGCAATCTCTACTCTTGATTTTTCTTCACCAGACGGTTTGCATCCTGTGTCTTTTATTGGTGGTCAGATTCGTCCGGTAGTTAATTACGTCACTTCTGGCTTTACTACGGCTGGGTACGATATTACGCCTCCTATAAACTCAAACAATGCTTCGTGCCGTTGGCCTCCAATACCTAGCCCAGACTATTTGTCTCCGGCGGCGCGAACTATTCTTTCGACGATCAATGAGCCTACGTGCTGTTGGGCTGCTGCTGCCATGGCTCCTTCTTTGGTTTCGTCTACGCCTGTTTATTATCACTATCGTTACACTGACGGAGTGACAACAGTTTCGCAGCCTACTTTTCATTGGAGAGCAAGCGCTCTTTGCAAAGGTTCTCAGTCTGACATAGTTGGGCCGACTACGACTATTTACGAGGGAATGGTAGATAAAAGATCGTATGTAGCTCAGCGTTTTTTGATTGGCGTTTACCTTAAAGCGTGCTGGGTAGAAATTGAAGGCGTGCCTAAAATTGCTTTGACTGCAAAGGTTTGGTACAAGGACATTGCTAGGTTTTCTTCTTATGTCTTTGATCTTGGGGATCAAGATCGTCCGTATTATCGCAGGAGAAATACGATTGTTGGCAACAGTACGTTCACCGGATTTCGATCTGATCTTGGAACTTGCGGACTCAAATCAACTGGGGCGGATATAGATTTTTGGCAATTCGGGTCGGCTACGCCTCCAGCGGAGCCAGCTTATTTGACAGCAGTCGGGGCGGACAATTGCTTTGACTGCAGCGCCGGCACAACGATCAACTTTTGGCAAACTCTTTTTCAGATGGCGAATTGTAATATTGAGTTTGCAGAAAGAACTATTTATTTAGACGGTAATCAGTGCAGTTTGGTTGGGACGCATGTCTTCCCATCCGGCCTTTCTCCGGCCGTCAAGTTTCAGACGCCTTCGGGATGCTTGACGGGATCGATCCTCGGTGGGTTTTGGCCTTACCCTTACCCTCGGTGTCCAGATGGAGTTCCTTCTGGAACAGCATTTCCAACAAGCGGAACCGTAAATGTCCTTACTCCGTCTGATCCGGATTTTGAGAGTATCACTACGGTCACGACAGTAACACAGGATGTTCCCACTAGCTATGAGTATGGCAGCAATGTCGTTATGAATTGGTGGACAGAAGATTGGTCAATAACCCTTTCTTAGAGTACCCTCCTCCTCCTGGGTGGAGAGGCAGTGGGTTGATACGCACTCCTGGAGGCATGATTCCTGGGTGGGAAACTTTACATCGTTCTGCCTGGGTTGTCGAAGATTGGAGTAGAATTGAATCGTGGTTTGTTGAGTGGGAGTCTGTTAGTGTTCCATGTAGCGCCTGCTGGAATCATTGGCTTAGGTTTAAGCGAGACAACCCTCCAGATTTTTCAAGCCGAGAGAAATTTTTTTGGTGGACGTTTAAGGCGCACAATGAAGTTTCGCATAGGCTCGAAAAAGAAGTTTGGTCAGCGGAAAGGTTTGTTTTTGAGTACGCGATGTAGCTGCGTTGCTGTGTCAATTCTCGTTGCGTGTTTGTTTTCGCGAAATTTGAAAAGCAAGGAAAAGATCAATGGCAATACGACTAAGACACGACGTTGCCGCACTCGGCGCTAATTTGGCTTCGGGCGGCTCTGAGCGGCGAAAGTATGGGCAACAGCTCGTCCAGCAGCAGCGCAAGTACGACATGGATCAGATGAATGCCATGCAGGACCGCGCGTTCGACATGCAAAAGCAGCAGATGCAAAATGCTTGGCAAGAAGATCGAGACTTCAAGAACGATCTTTTGTCAAGGATGAGGCAAGAGCAAGACCAAGACTTTCGAGCAAAGCAAGCTAAAGAGGCTCGCGAGTTTGGTCTCCAGAATATGGAGCGAGAGAGGCAGCAGGCTGGTTTTGATTCTCGGATCGACATGACGACCAAGATGGCGCAAAACGCATTGTCACGTGAAGATCTTCCTGCTCCCGTAAGGCAGGAGTTGCTTCGGTTGGTTGGAGGAGCTGCTGCAATTCGGGGAAAAGCTTTTGATGAACCGCAGGCTGTGGAATTTGCGAATCCGTACTACGAAAGAGTGTCCAGTGCTCTTGAGCAAATACCTCCTGTGAAGCCTTTGTACGAGCGTGAAAACGAAAACTTGGTGCATCGTCTTCCAAGTGGCGGAGGGTATGTAGATCCATCGAAGTACCCTGATGGCACTCAGTTCGTTGTTAAGGACGTCAGGACTGGAAAGGAGTGGATGACAGAAGCCGCTAACCAGCCTCAGTTGACACCAGCGCAGGCGTATTACGATGCTAACCGAAAGGAGTTTGCGAGCGCTGTCGCGGCAAAAGAATCAGAACTGCAAGATCTTGTAGATTCTGGTGAGATGCCGTTTTTTGAATCCAGGGAGGCTATGAAGAAAGCTGCTATGGAGATGGTTATGCAAGACTATAATCTCCAAGATAGCATGTTTCCTAAGGCTGGTTCGCCTATGGCTCAAGGAGCTCAGCTTGCCGCTCCTGGGGCGCCTCAGGGGGCTCCGGTGGCTCCTCCTGCAAGAACAGTATCTCCAGCGGTTATGCAGACCGTTGGCAATGTCTTGGATACGTTCCCAGATACCGAGATGATGGCGATGTCGCAGCTTGGACGCGAAGCATTGGTAGAAAACGGCTTCCCGCAAGGTCAGGCTCAGGCTCCGGTGACTCCTCCTGCGACGATGCCGACAGACAGAGCTGGCATGGTTTCGGCCGGAGTTCCTCAGGGCGTCGCCGCTTCTGCGGTGCCAGCTGCGCAGCCGCTTGCTGCTGGCAATTCGTCAGCAGTTGTGGCTCAGCCACAGCAGACGCGGCCTCTAATTGCTGGAATTATTGGAGAAGCGTTGAAAACGTTCGAATCAGGCACTCAAGAGCAGAAGACCGAAATAAGAAAGAAGATGGGGGCAAGAGAGAATGTTTCTGCTTTACTGGCAGAGGCTTCTGCGAACAATCCTGATGCCATCAAAGTTCTTGATTTATTAGAAATGTCTATACCGCCTACAGAGCTTGTAGGCGTTGCCAGAAAGAAAGCCAAGTCGGGAATGGTTACTGAAGCTGCCGATATATTGGCTGAGCTTCGAGTCAAGCGAGAGCTCGGAGAAATTGACGACCAAGATTACGTTTCGGCGATAGTCTCTGGCAGTGGAAAGACCTCCAAGAAAATGTACGAAGAAATTCGAGAGGCGGCTGTAGGTAAGAAGCCTTCTAGGAAATCAACTGGTGGTCCACAAATAGAGCAAGGCGTGCTGAATACTCTCTGGGACGAAATGGGTATGTTTGACTCCAGAGCGAGCGTTCGAGCCTTCCAGAAAATGCCGACCATGGATGAGGTGATTTCGCACGTTGCGATGAAAGGGAAAATGTCCCGCAGCGATGCCGAGGAATATGTCTATAATCAAATCTTAGCCAGGAAGTACACTGACAAGCTGCAGAAGAATTTCGAAAGTAGCATTACTGGCGGATTCCAGGACAGAATGGCTGACGAAAAAAGAGACGCTTGGAAGCCTGTTAAACAATAAACTCGCAAGGAAACATAGATAATGGCAGATGGTCAGAGCGAATCCGAACAGCTTGATGCTTACGAATTGTCTGTCATGCTTGCCAAGGCAAGGCGAGAAAGAGAGGCTAAGGCAAAGGCTGCAGATAATACCTCGGGTCGCAATGAGTTCATGCGAGGGTTGTCGCGAGGGATTGATTCGATGCAGGGGACTTTGCAAGGCGCAATTGGTCTTGGGCAGTCTGCCATCGGAGATCCCGTAGAGGCTAGTTATCGATTTAAGAAATACGAGCAGGAGATGCGTCAAGCGTCTGAGAATCCTGCTACGGTGGACAAGTTTTTTTCTGCAGACCCTAAATCTGGTGCATTTGGCAGCGCTGGCAACATGGGCAAGTGGGCTGCTGGTGCTCTTGGTGCTGCGGCTCCGTCATTGGCTGAATCTGCAATCAGCGGTGCTGCTGGTGCTGCTGCGGGTGCAATGCTGGTTCCTGGTCCGGATCCTGGAGACGTTGTTACGGCTCCAATTGGTGCGATCGCTGGTATGTTCAGCAAGGCGGCTATCAAAAAAGCCATCGGTGAAGTCGCTGAGCAGTACATCAAGAAAGGGATTGCGAAAGAAGCTGCTGAGCAAATGGCTGAGCAGTCTGTCAGGAACACTGTCGCTAAAAAGGTTGGTGCTGGTGTTGCTGTCTCGCAAACCACGGCGCTGCATGAAGGCGGTGGCATGTGGGGTGAACAGAAGGAAAAGGGAATCGACAATCCAGTGAGTGCGTTGGCGCTCGGTCAGATTTCCGGTGTTTCCGAAGCTGCGTTGGGTGCTGTTCCGTCCGGTTTGCGAATGTTCATTGGCAAAACGGCTGCTGCGGAAGTGGCTCGTAAGTCTGGTCCTCGAATGGCTGCTGGCTATTTGTGGGACGCGGTGAGAAATGCCGGCGAAGAAGGAGTTCAGGAAGGATTCCAAGAGTTCCTTGGCGATGTGAATGCGAGAATAAACGATCCCAAAGCGAAGATTCTCACCAAAGAGAACTTTATGAAGTGGGCTGAGGCTGGCGCCCAAGGAGCGGTCGTTGGCGGTCTGTTTGGGACAGGCGAAGCTGCGCAATCG